TGGTGCATCTCCAACAAAACGAGGTACTGACTTTGTGCGGGAAGCCATTGCTTCACGACGGGCAAAACGCTCTACAGCAGAATTTGCAATGAGGTCCTGGATTACTGTGGACCCTTGCTCTTCTAGAATGTAGCCGTTAGCCTCTGTTAGGTCTGTGCGACTAATTGTCATTTTATCCTCCTATGGATAGTTAATTGTATTTAATTGTAATTTTGAATCGTCTAATTCAATATGATTATGGGGCAAGCGTCCACTTAGTCCCAATAACTCTATTGTACCATTTAATTCTTACAATTTACCAAGAATTTTGGCAGCCTGTAATTGAGTTGCTGTATATTGAGTGCTGACACTTGCTTTTATAGCAGTATCTGCCTGTCCACCAACTCTAAATTTAGGATCAAAGATTTCTGGAAGGTCTTCTTTAAGTTGATTAAACTGCTTTTCAAACCCAATAACATCAAAATTGTCATCAAATTCAAATTTAGTCAAATCCATAAATTTGAGAAGTCTTCGTGGATCCTTTACTCCTTCATCAGAGATTTTCTGCAAAACCTTCTCATGAAGAAGTTTTCCACTAAACTCTGCTATCTTTTGATTTGTACTGTTTAGATCAACCTCAAGTTTTTCTTTTTCTTCTCTGAATTTTTTAGCATCAGACTTTGCACGGTCCAAAGCAGCAAGAACTGCCTTTGGATCATTTAAAGTTGTTTCTTCGGTTGTTACTTCAGTTGCTACTTGTTCTGTATTATTCGTTTCCAATTTGGCCTCCTGTGGCTTCCATCATTACATTATTTGTGTTTGTGTTTTGAGTTAAACTAGTTAATGATTCTTCTGCTGCAGCAATTTCTTTTGCAACTGCTAAATCATAACCCATTTCAATTAGAACTTGCTCAAGAGATACGCCAACTACTCGCTTCTTAACAGCAACTTCCCAAGCATCTAAACTATCAATGCTTTCAATATCTTTCCATCTAACTTGAATGTTTGGTTCAGAAGCATTTTCCATTTTTAGAATAAATCTAAACATGTCTGCCCAAGTTGAACCAAAAGTAATTTGACGATCTTTTACCTTTGCAATCAATGGTGATTCTGCAGTTCTGAGAGATTCTCCAGAAGGAATACTTCCAGTCTTCTCAAAGTAGTGAAGTGGTGTGTTTGTTATTGATGCCATTGCACGAACAAAGTCTCTAACTGGTTCTGTAAAGACCTTGTGATCAGCAGGAGAAAATTCTCCAACCTTGTCAACGCCCTTAAGATACCAAAGTTCTCCTGGTCCATTCTTTAGGCGACCAATGTTTTCTGCTTCTGTTCCTGTTTCATCAAAATCTTCATATTCAGAAGAATTTCCTGAACCACCAAGAGCATAACGCTGTGGTGCTCCTTGATAATCAACAGTAATCATGTGTGTTGTCATTAATTTGTTAATTGCATCTTGAGGACCGTAAGCATCTGTGTGTTCTGGTCTTCCGTATTGCTTAGATGTGCGGAAATGGAATACTGGAACCTCACCCCATGGGTTTTCTACTACAGAAACTGGCACAAATCCATTAGCAGACACAATGTTGATAACTTCTCCAGGCATTGTATACTTTTCAATACGATCTGGGTAATACATGTTCAAATGTGATGTTTTCTTAGTGTAATCCAGTGGATCTTCTGACTGCCACAACTTTGCAGCAAATCTCTTGACTCTAGGGTTCTCATCATCATAAACCATCACAGTTGTAAGTGGTGAATTGTAATCTACTGTTGTATTTCCATTAACATCTGTCCATACAATTGCATAGCAATCACCATAAACGAGAGCACGACGATGAATCTCATCAGCGTCAATCTGCAAATCGTTCATTTGCCAGATATCATTAATCTTTGCGTTTGCCTCTTCTGTATTTGCTGTAATGTTGGCAATCTCTAGACGATTAAGAACTGAATCTACTACAGTTCTAGCAAAGTTAAATCTAAAGTTATTTCTTACGCTTCCTAATACCTGTAGCCAACGACTGTTTGAGAAAACTTCTAAATTAGTTCCCTCGTAGTATTCCTCAGCAACTAAATATGTATTTCTTCTATCTACTATTGTATCAATAGCCTTTTTAATATCAGACATGTTGTCTCCTTAAATAATTTATTTGTTTTGTTTCTAGTTTTACTGCTTTGTTATCTAAGAAGTACAAGATGCCAGAAACAACGGAATCAAGTACATCCTCATGCGATACCTTTGGAAAGGACCACATTTGTTCTTCCAATACTGGAAAATGTGCAGTGTGTCGCACCTTTCCTTGTTGGTAGAAATTTAAAGCCTTACCAGCACGAATCTGCTTGGATATGCTTTGTGATTTGGATCTATATTTGGCAGGGACGGCTTTGAAAACATCTTTCCAAAGATCGCCACCTTGGTTAACTTCAACATAGAGAACTCCTACATCAAATCTGTCTACAAGATAAGCAACTCTTTCTGCTATTTCTGATGGAGACATTTTAACCTGTTCAGCATGGCGTACATAGATATTAGTTTTTCCTAAACTATCTACGCCTCTAGACAACACAGATATTCCTGTATAGTCAGAGATTTTATTTTTTGTTACGGCTGGGTCAATTGAGATTATAGTGTTTCCATAATCTGATAACTCTTCAATAACGATATCTTCATTTGTCCAGAATGTCCCATCTGTGTTAATTGGGCGATTCATGTAGTTCTTGGCAAAGTCTCTTAGGTGACGCTGGCTCTCAAGCCATTCTAAAGGCCACTTTTCAGGCCATACGGATCTTTCTGAGCCATCATCGTTAGGCATAATTGCTGGATAGTAGTGAACATCTACATTCTGGTCTTTAATCCAGTTTAATTCAGGATCATCATAGCCTTCGCCATATTTTCTGAATTGATCCATCACAGAATTGGGCATAGTGGTTGTTCCGACAAAAATCATACGAGCATAGATGTTCATAGGAGCAATATCATCAAAGACAGTATTTTTCTGCTGTCCTGCCTGGTATTCAGAGTAGTTCTTTTCGCCTTTTTCAATATCATCAAGGATGATTAGGTCTGGACGCTGCCCAAAGACCTTCTTTCCTAAAGAGTTAGTGTCAATACCATTAGCATCAAATATAAAATCATTGCTTTGGATAATACGCCAAGAGTTAGAAGCCATTGCACGGCCTGAAGAAGATACAATTTTAGGCTTGCAGAGTTCAGGATAATCTTCAATAAGGTATTCATTTGACTCCAATTCGTTTTTAAATGTCATAAGGTGGGTTTCGGCCTGGGATGCAGCATCTGAGAAAGCGGCAATAAACTTAACATGGCCATGAGCAGCAGCCCACATAGGCAGAATAAGGAATATCCAAGTAGATTTGCCACATTCTCTGGGAGCGATAAAGGCATCACGGTTTTCTTTAGGATTTTGAGGTTTGTGAATCCAGGATTTACCGTATTCCGCCAGATCAGTATGGAACTCAGATAATGTTATTTCTCCATGAGCGTTCATAAGGTGATGAGGCAAATATGTCAAAGCAAATAGCATAGGATCATATTTGGTTATCTCTCTACGGCCCTCAGAAAATGATAAGAGTTCTAGAGGTATACCGTCTAAAATATCAGTTGCTAACATTTATCCCTTCTTAGCCAAAATTTCGTAGATATTGTCTACTCGTTCCTCAATCTTTTCCAACTTCTTGCTATTAATCTCAACTTTGTCTTTGATGCTAGAGCCACTATTAGGTTTGAGTTCTGCTAAGGTTTTGATCATATATCTCATCATTCCAAAGAAGCCTCCTGTGATTCCTAAAATAATTACTCCTACTGCTGATATGACTTCTGGTGACATTATAAGACAACCTCATATTTGAAAGTATGGGAAATATTTTTCTCAGACAGCAAAAAAAGCAAACAGAAAAATTTTTTTGCACTGGGTACCCCTACCATAACAAACCTCACTTGTCAATAGATTCCAAACCTTTTATTTCCAAACCTTTATTTCTCATTGCCTCATTACGCATCTTTGCTTCATTCAATAGATCAACAATAGCCAAGTCTTGTCCATCCTTCTGTCTATTCTCATTGATAACAGTAGACTTACCTTCAATCAGGTTAATGGTTTGTATAGCCTTATGGACAGCATTGGCTAACTTATTCAAACCATCACTATCAAGGACATCTTGCATTAGGGCTTCTACACATCTATCTAATACTGCTTGTGCTGCTATTAGTTTTTCTTTGTCAGTATAGAATACTCTTAGATCCCCCGCCATTTTTGCCAGGGTATCAATAGTAGGCATTTCCAAACCTCTTTCAACAAACCACTTCTTGGCAGTATGATAAGACTTTGGATATTGGAGATATCTAAGAGTTGGACCTATGCCCATTTCTTTTGCTGTCTCTATAAATTCTGTAATTTGTTCTTCTGTAAATGTTCTATATCCCACGATATCCTCCTATTAAGGTTTGGAGATAGGAAGGTTTGGCAATATTTGACATTACGGCGCACATCTGATAAGATTGCCACCTATATAACACCATCTTGTCCAACCCCATCCATCTTACTTAACAAACCTTCTATCATATCAATCAGATTCTCATCCAAACCAATATTTAATGTCATCTCAGTAGTATTCTGACTATCAAAGAATGTAAGCACAAAGGATAGTTCTCCATCCATGTACTCTACTTCTCCTGCATATGGGAATAGTGTCATATCTTCTCTATACCGTCCGAATTTTACCTAGTTTGTACATCATTGCAATTGTATCATCCAAATAAGGGTGAGACAGTGAAAGAGGTGACTTAAAACTGTCCCACCCATTTA